TGGGACAACGGAATGGACATTGAAATTGTCGCAGAGAAATGGGAAGAGCTGAAGCGACTGGAGCAAGAGTATCAGGGATATGGATGGGATGATGAGGAAGATTAGGAAATAGGAGCAAGGTGGGATAAAGCAAGGATGCATACCGCAAAGAGGACAGACTTATTGCCCCTAAGAAGGGAGGTTGATATGGGCAAGCTATTCATAGGTAATGCAGAAGGTGTACAGGGTGTTAGGTTGTCCCTAGAGAAGCGACTAGAGCATAACCTAGACCCTGAATCCATGAGAGACAATTACTTCGTGGAGATGCACGGGGTTGACAAGTTGGGTTTCGATTCAGGTTCTAGGCTTTTTCTGGGAATTATAGACCAATTGGCTTGGGCGAAAAGGTTCATGAAGAAAGGTAGTACTGTTATAGTTGAGAAACCGGAATTTGGCCTATCTCATGCTCAAAGAGAGGTTGTTTTGCTGAGCATCTTGCAACTAGTGCACATGGGACATGACGTTGTTATAGACACTAGCGATGCTGATTTTATTGCGCTAACCAGGCTTCTTGATGCTACCAAGAGAAACCACGACGGTGTCAAGTCTCTGATCTACCTTTTTGGTGTCAAGAGACACGAAAGGATTTGGACGCAAATCTTCACGGAAATTTTACACAATTGCCAGGTGACTGTAGCGTATAATACTTCAGAGGGCGCAAAGAAGGAGGTAGTGTCATGAAACTGGTGAGGTTGTCGATCTACGCTAGCAGCCTTGTCCCCTTCGCTCTTTTGATTGCGATTGCAATGGGGAATGCTAGTTTGACGCTTGTGCTTGGGGCTTTGCTCTTTGTTTCACTAGCTTTACTGCATGTTAGATACTTGGTGGCTGTGAGACAAAACGACATGCGTGATCTAGCTGTTGGGGAATTCACCGCGACTAGTCCACTTGCGCTAATGCTAAAGCTGAACCCGTTTATCCTTTTAGGTGGATACAAAGTGTACAAGGTATATCCCCCTGAAGACGACAACCCCTACAGTGGGGACAAACCCTTCATCCTGATAACCGATAGAACGTATCTAAAGGAAGGTGATAAGTTACTTGCCTATCGGTTGCAAAACGACATTTACTTAGAGGCATGAGGAATCGGACATGGTTGCAAAGGTGACTGGACTGCAATTCCCACCTAAGCACAACAGTGCGTTCTTTACTGGACAATCGCACAAGATACGCGGGTGTTTCCGTTGCGTTAGCCTTGACCCCATCAAGCGTCTAGACGTTGCATTCCTCAGTGATTCCCGCGTGTTAGAGGAATTCATGATGTTGCCTGATAGTGAGGGCAAACTAATATCTACGGTAAACTCTAACTATCAGGTTGTTGTAGATAGCGATCCTTTGGTGATCGAATGGTATCACAAGTCTAACCATGGTGACATGATGGAAAGGACATATGATGTAGAACTGGTATGGAACATCTGTGAATTTGAAGATGGAAAGATAACCTACTTTGTACGCGAAAGGTGGAAGGCGTTCGACCTGGCGCGCTACTACGTAGTCATGGAGTATCCTAATAACCCACCTGTGTGGTTGTGATATGTGTTACCCCACGTTGGTCAATCCACCTTCCACCTTGTCTCCTGAAGCTTCTGCATCTTTTGCTTCAACACCGATCCCCAACTCCTTAGCTAACGCTTCAGTGGGATTCTGTGGTGGTTTCTCCACTTTCTCTCCAAACACGAATTCCTTTACCTTCTCGATTGTGTTTATATTCCATAAGTTGACCTTGCACAGATAGGCTACGTGCTCTAGCACCTCCTCCTTACTAGGAAGCCTACCTTCCTTAGACCTAAATTCGGATACCCATTCAGAAATAGCGTCAACCCTATAGTCGGGAATCTCTTTACCACGAACCTTTAGGAGATTGGCAACCCATTCCATGTTTATACTCCCCTTGATTACGCTACATTGCAGATGTAGTATGCATTAGGAACCTTCAACCGAGGGAGAAAGACAGAGAACCCAACATCGATAATCTGCACGGGATTGTCTTGCACTTTAGCGTAGCGACCGCGACCAAACACTTCCGCAAGGCTTCCTAATGCATCTTGACCTTCCTTATACACCGCACTCAACGAAGTTGGTACCAACTCACTCCCACGGTACATTGTGTAAGTCTCTTCTGTAATCTCGGGTGTAAATACAATAGTGTTAGGCCCAAAGATTTCACGCACTACACCACCATGGTCTTCAAAAAACGCCTCAGCAGCGGGAATCCAGGTTAGTCCTAGAAACTCCTTGGGAATATAAGAGGTTTCCAGGAATTCCTGGTTGTAATCGATTGCTCTTGCCCAGAAGTATCTGAGAGCCTCATTACGAGCCATGTGTCCCAGGACACTCCGACCATAGATTGCATACTTGAGAGGAAAACCCGTTCTCTGCACAGCATGCTTACGGATGTCAACAATCTGTTGTGGAATGTTTGTGCTTGTGTTGTCCCAGTTGTTGATGATTGGGTCCACTTGGTTTCCGGTTCTACCAGCGATATTGCTATCAGGTATCCCTTGGGAGATTATAACCTCAGCACCCGCAGCAGTGGGCAAAAGATTTCCTTCGTTATCAAGGTAGATTTCACCCCTAGCTAACGACATTAGCAAAGCTGCGACTTCAAGGTTATCAAACCTAGTCCGCATCTGCTCACCTTGGTAGATAATCTCCTGCATAGCCCACTTTTGCTGTGGTTGATACTTTTCCCAATTCCGCAAGATGAAGACCAATTCCTCACGGAAGGGAATCTGTTCACGTGCCGAGAGCAACACAATATCCCGAGAACTTAGCTCTAACTTTCTACCAAGAGGAGCAGGTGCACCATAAGGTACAACCCTTGCAGTTTGACGGGTTCCACGATATTCGATCACCCGTGCAACATGCCCACTAACCTTTTCCTCAATAGAGAAGAATTCCTTTGGTAAAACTTTAGGTAGCCCCTCTTTGACGACTTGTACAGTCTTGGTGAGAGGAACCCACGAGAGAATGTCCCTTACACTGTAAGCCATGGTTTATTACTCCTATCTAGTTAGACCTTAGTTATCACTCAGATGTGGCCTCATCAACAAGGATACCAGAGAGACCATTAGCAGTAGCTGCTTTTACGATTCTCTTCAGTACGCTATTTCTGACTGTATCACCCCCTGAGAGAGTGTATCTCGGGTGAAGCATATCACCCTTGACGATACCACTCCAGGGATAGTGATGTAGTTGTGTGTGTGTATCAGTAACTAGTGTATCTCCAGGTAAAATAGAGAAGGCATCTACATAATCAAATGGATTCATAGTACCAGAGGGTCCATCAACACCCCAGAAGAGTAGTACAGAACCGTTCGCCCAGGTTGCATTGATCCCAGCAGCAGCATCAAACAAAATTTCCAAGCCTGTTGCAGGTGTGTTCACGCTTCCGTTGGATGATACATGCGAAAATCTAAGTGTAAGACTAGTACTTTCTAGTGTTACTCTTGTAAACCTACAGCTAGAGCCCGCGAATAGATGTACGTATCTCTTGAAACCTTCAGGTAGTACTATCCTATTTGTGTCAGATGTGTGATTAGCTGTAAGGACAAAGGGAAACCAATGCATCTTGGCTACCGATTCACCAGGTAGTCGCATTTTTCTCAATGCGAGCAATGTCCCCGCTTTCAACGTGTCTGGAGATTCCAAGTTTTCCCAGTCCTTTGCGTGCTTGTGCAAAAACCGACCAGAATAGCGATAGGACACCCTATCGGGATGCAAGAAGATTTCCCGACGGACAGAAAGCTTAGGTGGATAAACCCCAGGCAAACCGACTACAGGTTGGATCGACATGCCTTATTCCCCCTATCTTCAGGTAGTTTTCGCATAAGTGAGAGAAAGACTTTATCTGTAACCTTCACACTCCAAAGTATTTGTAGATCAGGTGGTATGTTTTCACTATTTAGTAGGAACTTAGAGCAAAATGGAAACACTAACTGAGATTTATCACCATAAAGTTTCATCAGGTTCATGAAGTTTACATACGCTAATTCAAAACCTTCATCGTTATAACTCATGCAGAATGGACATTCCTTGCTCTGACATCCAACAAACCTAGAGAAGTAGAACAGTGTGCCTGGTGCATTGAAAAACCTCACAGCGTCAACAGGATGTGATGTAAAGATACGTACATCGTCACCCCATTCGCTCTTGGTATCACGGATTCCACGTAGATATTCTGAGTAGTGTTCGGTTGGACTGCAGAGAACCCTTGACGCACTTTTTAGGTAGTCTATAGGAGATAGTGGACCTGGTTCTAGCTCTACGTATTCCCTAGGTCTGAGCATATCAATTGTACTTGCGATAGACTTACATATACTGGTAAAGTTATCTAACGCAAGACCATACACGCAGGTACCATCGCTCATCGAATTAGGCCCTTACGTCTGCGGACTTCCTCGATCATCTGATCCCATTCGTCAGGTTGCTGAGTTTTGTTGCGTGATTCCGAGATGGTCTTGGGTTTGCTCTTAGTGACAACTACACGCTTTTCACTCAGAATCTTGATCAGCCCAACAGGGTCCTTAGATTCAGAGATAATCTTGTATTCCTTCAACGAAGGTATATAACGACTCTTTACAATCTCCTCTAACAGCTTTTGGCTCTCACGCAGTTTTTTACGTGTAAGGTTCAACTCGCGCTTGAGTGACAACACACTCTCCTTTACTTGCTTTGTCTTGTTTGCACTACGCTTTTTGCTCTCCTTTATCTCTTTGTCTTCATGATCGTTTTCATCCTCTTCATGATCTTCTTCAGCCTCTTCATCCATCCCCTCCTCTACATCTTCATCATCTTCTGCATCTTCACTATATTCCTCTTCCAATTCTTCATCCTCACCATGAGGCTCTTCGTCTTCATAGTTTTCCTCTTCCATCCCAGCCTCCTCAACTTTCTTGTCTTCACCTTCACCTTCTAAATGGGAATCCTCCTCTAAGGTGTCATCCTCTTTTTCCTTATCCTCCTCTTGTTCCTTGGTATCTTCATGGTTGACAACTTCCTTGTCTTTTTCATCCATCTTATCATCTTTCATGAGATCGACTTCCTGTTCCTTTAGTTTTCTCTTAGGCATAGCTTTACCCTCGCTCTCCTGACAACACTCTTTTCTCTCTACGCTTTCCCTCAACTCACCTTGAGAAAGTATCTCTAAAAGTTTCACTAGTGCGGGGAGACTAATCTCACCATTATAGTAGGATTGGATTAGACTATCAACAACACCTAAAGACTGCATGTTGACCGCGGGTTTTTGTGTCGTGTTTTCTCCGCATTCCTTTAGCTTTCTGATCCTGGATTCCTTGATGACATTCCTTATTGCGCTCATCACTCTCTCCTGGACTTCGTTTATACCCTTGGTAGTAGCTGGATCAGTGACAAGATCGACAGACTTCACCTTACTAATGGACTTCACGTATTCCTTTCCCGATTCCTTATCCTCATCAACTTCAGCCTCGACTACATGGGAGAATCCAAATTCACCCCCGAAAACGTTGATGATTATGTCAATGATACTAGAATATGGTGAATCGTATATCTCTATATCTCCGCGGATGCAGTTTTTATCTTCATCCCAATAGGCCTTGGTTACTCTACCCACTAGGGTTTGTATTTTCTCTTCGTGGTCAAGGAAAATTGGGACACCATTGTATAAACCGTTTTCGACTGCTTTACGCAAAACGTCTGGGGCATAAACCCTGTTATTGACCGACCTTGGGCCCACTAAAACTAGGTTAGAGTAAGTCTTAGTTTTCCCTTGCAAAGGTGGCATAGCATGCTCCCTGTAAACAATCTCATAAACCAGATATTCTTTGGTTCATACCAATGGGACATCTACAACCAACGCTTCTCATCTTCTATTCCCGTTGACCGTGTAACAGGTGCAGGTCAAACTCAGATAGGTTACTGGTCAGACTCTCAACTCTGGCAAACCATTGCATGGTCGCGCTTTGCATATGAACGCAATCCGGTTGTAAAGGGTATCATCAACATACTTATAGACCACATAGGAAAACCACATGTAGAATGGGTTGGTGACAGGAGGCTTGCACGTAATGTTAGCAAACTGTGGGAAAAATTCTCTAGGGTGAATTGCTTGGGGGATTCAGGTTATCTCACCACGGGTGAATTGACGCAAGATAGGGAAAAAGAGATGCGCATGCGTTGGTTGCGTGATGGTGAAGTCTTCATAAGGTTTTTCGTGAAGGATGTAGGTTATCCCTTAGTACTACGCTTTGTGGAGCCTGAACAGGTACGTACACCACCTATAGATCGTGATGAAAAATTCTCTCACACTTGGGGTGTAGTAACTGATATTGATGACAACGAAAACATCAGGGGTTATTGGGTTTATTACCCCAATCAAGGCGAATGGGACTACGTGCATCGTAGATACATGGTTTATGGAAGGCGGAATGCAGACAGGAATGTGAAGCGTGGACTACCTGAGATTGCAAGCCTAGAGTTAGACTTCGCACACCTATGGCAACTTCTACGGGGTGTAACAATCACGTCTAAAGCTCAGGCATCGATTGCGTGGATCGAAAAGTATCCAGGTGCAATGCTAGAGCAAATTCTAGCACACTCAATCTCCACTAAGGACACAGGTACAACGTCATTTGGACCCTTCAAACCAGGCACACCTAATCTATCCCCCTCATTTTATGGGGTTGATCCTAACGCTAAATCTATTGATCCAGGAACTATACTTTCCGTGAATCAAGGTAAGGAATACGAACCTGGTCCTACATCTGATCCCCAGAAGTATATCGATGCATGTGCAAGCATACTCCATCTGCTTTCGCTTCAGTGGTGTTTACCGGATTGGATCACTAAGGGTCCTGAAGCATACGCGTCTGCGTTAGTTAGTGGATCACCTTTCGTCAGGCGAATTGAATCGATGCAAGCGGACTACGCGGCTATCTTTGGTCAACTCTGCACTACGTTTGTAAGGCTTGCAGAAAGATTGGGGTGGTTGGAGAGGAAAACACTCCAAAAGGTGCAACCTGTAGTGAGACTTCCAAGTGTGATCATGGCTGACGAGATAAAGCAAGTTGAGACTTTGCAAAAGGAATTGCAATCTGGATTACTGAGCGAGATAGAGTATCTGCATAAACGTGGGCGTGATCCACGGAAAACACTCGCTCAGAGGAAAAAGTGGAGGGAATTGCTTGATAAGTATAACATGAGCGAAGCGCAGCAGGGTGTTTTTGAAGACAAGGAGAAGACTAAACCCAAGAAGTTTAGGGACTATCTCAATCCCCCTGGAAGCAGGATTCTGAGAGAGGAGGAATGTAGAAAGGTTCCTTTCAAGGTCACAAGAAGACTCACTGGTAAATGTGAAACAGTAAACAGGTGTGAGGATTGGAAACCTGGAAAAGATAGTCCATATGTGCTAGGGTGTGAATCTAGTCCTTGGTGGGGTAATCGTTACACCAAGGGGATAGCACCGGATAAAGGAGTTGCGGAAAAAGTAAAGCCATTGACATCCAAGATAATTGAGACAATGGAAACATACTACAAGGAAGCAGCAAATGTCAGGGATCACAACACGCGCCAACAGGTTATGGGTCGAGTAAATGCTCTATCATCACTTGCAGTCACACTGGGATACTTGAATAATTTGTCAACTTATCCTCCTGAAGTAAAGTTTTGGGTTATGGACCAAATAGCAACCGCTGTTCAAGGTGAGGAAAAGATGGAAAAGTTGTTCACAAAGAAAGGCCTCGAAGCTGCAAGGGCAAAGTTGGAAGAGGCTAAAGAGCTAAAGAGTAAAGGTAATGCCATAACGCCAGAAGAAAGAGAACGTCTAAAGCAGATTATAAGCGAAACTGATAAAGAGCTGAACAGGCTTATAAAAGACGCTGTGGACTTGGTTGGTGTAGAGATAGATGAAATCGAGACAGAACTCACTAAGCTTTCATCTAAAGCCAAAGGAGCCGGTGGACAAGATGAAGAAAAGAAGGGCAAACGCAAGAAATCTGTAGCTACACCTATCCTGGACATGCTTGCAGAAATGGCAGTTGATAGCCTAGATAAAGCAATAAGGGAAAGAGATCAGATTACTGTACCGAAAGGAATTCCAAATGGGGAGGAAGTGAAATTTGCACTAAGAGGAATGAACTTTATTCCCAAAGATATTTTGGGGTTCTTAGGTGGTTCAATGACACTGGGGTCTATAGAAAAAGGGTGGGAAGAGCACAAGAGAGTAATGCTTAGATCAGCGGTACTGAAAAGCCTAGCAGGTAGAGTTCCTTATCTGGAAAACCTGCAGGTTAGTGAGGAACTTTCAAAATTCGCTTTCGGTAGTTTTGTATCAACAAGCGACAAGCCCTATGCAAAAATTGTGAGTGAAATAGACACCTTGCTTAGTGACAACAAAGACAGTAAAGAAGAGCTAGAAAAGCTAGAAAAGTTGCTAGGAGATGTACTAAAGGATTGTCCCAATATCTACGGTTCGCTAGGTGAGAAGACTAGAGAAATGAACAATAAATCCAATGAAGTGCTTACTGGTATAAAAGCGATACCAGACATACAAACAAGGAGAAAGGTTGTCGAGTCTATTTTACTGAAATGTATATTCTCTTATGGTACAGCCGAGATTGCTCGTAGAGGTAACGAGGAGGCTTGGGCAAGAATCCATGGTGCAGGAATGGCCTACAATCCACAATTCCCAGGAATTGATAACGTTACTACGTTGAAAAATAAAGATGGGACGTACACCGTAATTCCAATGTCTCACAAAATGCACATGACCAAAAAGAGCAATAAACCAGAGGTTGAATTTGGTGATATGGAAGTGATAGGCAAATTGATGATAAAGTACAAAGAACATATTCACAACAACGTAACAAGCAAGCTAGCTAAAATTTTGAAAGAGAATGACACGCAAAAAAGAGAGTCTGAATTGAGAGCCACTATCAAGGACTTGGAAGTTGGACTAAAGAAGGGTGACTGTGCCAAGGTAAATTGGAAGGGTGTGCTTGATAAAAGCGAAAAGGAAAGAAGGGATAATTGTTTCAAACTTGACTATGAAAGGATGATACTGTTGTCAATACTCCCACACATAGCAACTATGGAAGAGGATGATCATACAAAATTGGAATGGAAACCAATTACTCTTGTTAGATTTAGAGACGAGAGAGTGGAATTCTGGGAGAGAATAAGTCTTGGCCTGGAAAAGATAGAAAAACCCAGTAAAGACAAATCGGATGGTAAAGGTAACAAGGATAACGAGCCTGACGTGGATGACAAGGAAAAACCGGATGATAAAGTTGATACAGAAAAACCGCAAACTCAAGCCGAACAGGGAGATGATGAAGAAAACACAATAGAGCGCTTTACCATCAAACATGCTGGTACATACCAGAGGAATGGTCACGAAGTAAGAGAGGAGACGATTAGGAATTGTGTGACTGTCTATGCAGGGAAACAATAAATCACAGGTACAACAACCCAAGACATAATGAATCCAACGCATCATCATGCTTAGTATTGGGATAAGACTTTATCTCTTGCACCAACTCCGTTGATGATCTAGTTATCCTTAGTCTGTTCCCCTTTATTATTCCCATGATTCCCGTAACGATACGGTCGTGCTTGCTGTGTCCTGATGTCCACATGTGCGCAAGGAATTGTGGGGAACTACCACTGTCGTACAATTCTGCAAAACCGTCTCTCACTAACTGCAATGCAGTCCCCATCGTTGCGTTAGACTCCACGACCACCTTGAGGGGTCTATGCAATAGTATCTTCTCTACTGCAAAGTTTACCCAATCTCCCTTAGAGCAATCGCAGTGTGCATAGATCGTGAAACCATCGTAGCTAACGTAGAGAGTCGTCACTGCACACCAATCCGCGGATCGCTTTGTTGAATACGCGGGGTCAATCGCAATTACGCTACAGTAGGTGTTACTTGGGATACTATCCACAAAAGTGTCGTCACCAATGAAGGGTAGGAATAGTGGATACACTGCACCTAAGCCAGGTTGCTGTAGGTATTCACTTCGGAAAACGTCTTCACCTAGGGAAAAGTATGCATCCATCAAGGATTCAAGACTCCAACGTTCTCTCCATAGAAGTGTTACACCCTTTTCCATCTCGTCTTTATTTTGCTTGTAGAACTCCTCACGTTCACCTTGGGGAAGTTTATACCATTCTCTCCAAAGGTCTAACCTTTCAGGGAGAGATAGAGCAGGAAATGTCAGACTAGGCCATTGGGATGAAAGTTTATGCACTATGCTATCTTCGTGGATCGTTGTACCCACTACGATGTATTTACATGTGCGTGAACCCGCGGGGATAAGATCACGTAGAAACCAGTCCCAATGGGATTCTCTCACCGAAGGGGAGATTAGGTCCATGTGACCTTGAGGGTCATCTAAGATGATCAATTCCGGTCTAGATTCTCTCCATCTTCTCCCGCGGATTCTGCAACCTGTTCCCAAGGCTTCCACAAGCGTAGAACCCACGATGATCCTAGAGGCACTAGCTTGATGGTTTACACCTAGGGTATCTAGTGCATGGGCAATTGATGATAGTAGCTTGCTAGCCTGAGAAAATGTATCGCTAACGATGAGTATATACTTGACGCGCTTGTGGTATAAGATTGTGTAGAGGGGATAGCCTAGAGTTATGACCGTGCTCTTAGCTGATCCTCTAGGTGCAGTGATCACTATCTTGTCATGATCGTTGAGTGCGTCTGCTATTTTATTGTGAAACTCGGGTGATTCCAACTGGAAGTAACTCGGGGCTACACTACGTAACCATGCGATAGAATACCTTCCAGGATTAGGTGGAACCTTTTTGCTTTTGAGTGAGGCTAGTACCTTGGAGATGCGATCTAGTCTTTTTTCAATGTCTCTTCTCATTCATCCGCTTCCTCATCCTCATCACTGTCGTCATCCTCATCGTCTTCTAGACCGACATGTTCTATCCCTAATTCCTGCTCGATGCGCTCTAGGCGGTCAATGGTGTCTAGATACGCGGTAGTATCGGGTAAATATCTCAGAAGTATCTCGCAAGCTTTTACACGAAGCTTGTTTTCCTCATCGGGGTTCATAGCGAAATAATGAAGAGTCTCTACCACATCGAAAACGTACTTCCGGAAAATCTCAGGGGAATCGTTACGCATATCTTGTCTCCTTTGAGAAAGGTTTTCAACTGGTCGTTTTGTGACAGATACACTGTTAGGAATATAGTGGATCAAGCATCAAAGATAAACCTCATTATAGACTACGATGCAGATGGACTAACTGCTGGAGCGATTCTCTCATTATATCTAGATCGAAACGCAAAACCTTACAGCGTAAGACTTTTCAATCGTAGTGATGGATTCATTGTACGTGAAGACTACCTGGATAGGGATTCACTGAATATCATACTAGATCGTGGTTCGCCTGAGTATTCAAGT